TTTTCATAAACTGTGGCTTCAGCTTTTGCTCTTGCTACTTTTATTGATGTTAAGGCTTTTTTCTCTTCTACTTTTCCTTTTACCCATGATCCAGCAATATCACCTACTGCACCAAGTAATCCTCCAATTAAAGGGATAGCCATAACAATCCTCCTTTAGCTAATTGTAAAACCAAGTCCTCTAGTTGCTGCTCCGCCACCACGACATTTTTGTTTTGGTGAAGTAACCGCACCGCCTCCAGAATAACCTTTTACCATACCGCCATCCTTATAGCCTTTTCTCATCATGCCACCCATGTTCATTTTCTTTTTATTCATATCAGTTTCTTTTTTCTCTTTTTCAGATTCGAAATCTTCTCTATCAGCAAAAATACCATCTTTAGCCATCATTTTCATTTTGCCGTTTTTCTTTGCAACCTTAATTTTCTTTTTGTCTTTCTTTTCGCCTAGCAAATCTTTTAGTTGTTGTTTGTTTAATTTTTCTGGCATATCGAAATCTGGGTCCATATCGAAATCTGGATCCATTTCTTTCATTTCTCGCATGTACTCTAATTCTTCATCAGTTCTATTTCCAGTTGACATTTTGCTTCTCCTTATTTCTTTTCTTTAATAAAAAATCCGACAGCTCCACATAACCCACAAGCTATCATAACTACACTTTGCCATAAGTCATTAGGAATTACTACCCCTAACATTGCAAACACTCCAGTTAAAGCTGCGTATGATGATGGTTCCTTAAAACGATTTAATATTTCAACCATAGTTTCCTCCTTTTAATTTCTCTGCCTACTTTGTTGCAAAGATTGTTGAGCTCTAAGCATAGCCATATCTTCAGAGCTTTGAATACGTTCACGTTGAACTTGACTTTGTTCGGCTAATCTTTGTTTATCAAACTGAAGTTCAGCTTGTTGATGTTGCTGGTCTTCCGCTTGGTCTTTCTCTTTTAAAGCTACCTCTTGCTTTTTAATTTCAACAAGTGGGTCTTGTTGTGGTGCAGGGGGGTTCGCTTCTAAATATTGTTGTATGAGCTGTGCCTGTGTTTGCGCTATTAAATTCGCCATTGCTTCTGGTTGTTGTTTCGCTTGTTCTGGCGGCATTTGTTGTGTAGCTATCATTTGAGCTTTTAATCCAATGTGCTCATAAATATGTTTTTCTAATGTCATGAGAACAGGGGGTTGCATTTGTGCAACTAATGATTTCATGTACGCTGCATGTACGGCAATATGAGCATCATGATCTTGCTCAGGGAAAGCTTGTAATTTTAATTGTCCTGCTGCCGCTTCCGAAGCTTCTTGGTTTTCTGTAGCTGGGTCATGAGGGGTTTCAGGTTTTTCAGGCTTTAATATTTGGTCAATATTATCTACACCCAAAGCTTCATACACTCTTCTATATGTTTCGTAAAGATTGTGCATTTCAGGTGCAGCTTGTGCTAACTTTAATTGTTCTTGTGCTAGTATCACACGTTGAGACATACTAAACATATTAGGATCACTAACAGGTAAAATATCTACTCTGTCATCAAAATCTTTAGCTTTGATTTGTTTGTCTTCGTTAATTTCATAAGGGTAAGGTTGAGGGTCTTCTCCAAATATTTTCGCTAACATTTTTAATTCTATTTTCATACTTGCATGAAGACGTTTATGAACAGAACTAACAATCCTTGAACCCCGTTCTAATAAAGCAATGGTTGTTCCTACAGGCATTTCTTGGCTGCTATCACCTACGGCTAAATCTGTTGTTCCTATAAATTTTTCGGCTGCTGTAACAACAAAGCCCATTAATTGAAACAATGTTTGGCTAGGCTCTTTATAAGGTAAGGCCATCAAACTTGTACGGATATCGCCTCCTGGAACATCAACATCTCTAAATTCTCCAGGTTGTAATGGTTCAGCATCATCAGCAATTCTTAATCCTCTTGCTTTAAATCCAGCTGGTAAATTAGCTAATGTTCCTGCATCTATCAATTGTCTTAGACTAGAAGTCGCAGTTCTTGATAAATTACCCAATAAATGAATTAAACCAAAGCCATAGAACCCTAGTCCTGGAGTAAATTTGTATTGAACGAAATGTTGAAGTTTACTTTTTGTAGGGTCTTCTTGATCATAATTCCTGCGTATAGATAAAATATCATTCGTATCATTGCATGTTGTCACAATATACGGGAGTTTTATTCCTGTTTGTTCTCCATCTTCACCTACATCAGGGAAATCTTCTAGATCTAAATAACAATGGCACTCGTATAAAGTTACATCATCATCTGGTCCTGTTCTACTTAATCCTTCTAATTCATCGTATTTATCAGAAATATCACTAGAATCTCCTGCGTTATCAGAAATTTCCATGTCAATGTACGAGCCACCTACTTGAAGTTTACGTAATTCATTTTTAGACATACGTAAAACATGGGTTACTCTTTCTGCTGATCGTAAATCTGTAGCGGTGTAGGGTACAATCACATCTTCTGCTGGAACAAACTTGCTCACAGGTCTTTGTAATGTTTCATCATTATAAACTTTTTTGAAAGCACTTCCTGCTAATCCTAAGAAATATAACATTTGGTCAAGTTCTGGTTCGTATTCTTCCATCTTGTACATGATTTGATAATTCATATATTCTTGAACACGGATAGCTTGCGATTCAAGTTCTGGAGTTGGTGTTCCTACGATTTGAGCACGCACAGGACCTCCACTTGGAAGCATTTCTTTATACGCTCCTGCTTGGAATTGTGTCACCGCTTCATTTAATAAAGGATGTATTACTCCTGTTGCTCCCTCGAAAGGTGTTGTACGGTTTTCGTATTTTAATCCAAGGAGATCTAATCCTTTTGTATAAACATCTTCCCAATCTTTTCTACTTACTCTGTCGTCTTCTACCAATCCTGATAAATCACTAGCAATTTCTGTTAAACTTGATTCTGGTAAGGTTTCTGCAAGGTTCCCATAAAAATCATCGGGTTCAGAAACCGTTGTTGTTTCTTCGCCAAACATTATTTCTGCTCCACCTTCTTCGTCTTCTTCGATTTCTATAGAAATATCTTGGTTCAAAAAATCATCTTCAGCAGCAGAAAGACTTAGCTCTTCTTCCGATAACAAAATATCTTGAGGAGCTTCTACTAAAGATTTTTCTATATTACTTGGACGATCTGATTCAGCCATTAGTAGTATTTCCTTTTATTAACAATAGTGATTTTGTCTTCATAATAATCTTCGGGGTGTTGTATAAAGCCCCCTTCTCTAAATCTTCGCAACGCTTGTGTAACTGTATCAACGTAATCATCATGTTCTCCTGCGGGAAAAGCAGCACATTCTTCTACAACTTCTTCTGCCCATGTAGTATCTGGAGCCCATACTAACCCACTTTCGAACAAAGGTGCAATAGAATTTACTCGAGTAAATTTATCATTACCTCTACTTGGACTATAATTCATGACGGGAATCCCCATGTTTCGTAGCTCTTGGGTCAATGGCATACCACTCGCTTTTGCCTCAATTAATACACATTCGGGATCCCAATACTTATATTCTTCTAACGCAACTCTTCTTAAATCTGGAAAATCCCAACGGTTTCTTCTTGCGTCTACCAATATAATATTTGCAGGTCCTCCTTCGTCTGGATAAAAAACACCCCACGTTGTTATCGCACTATAATCTGCAGACTCTTGTTTACTAAACGCTGTATCATAAGATTGCATCACATACGATAAAGGGGGCAGCTCTTTCTTTTCCCAAATGTTCCACCAGTCTCTTTTTAATATTGCGGATTGTTCACTCGTTGGATTTTGCTGCCACTGAGCTTCCCATTTCGCTACGGACAACGATCCTTTTACCGCTAATAAATCTTTCTTTTCCCAGAACTCAGGCCATAACGGTTTATCTTCTGGCATTAGCGCAGGAAATTCTACCACTTCCCATTGGTCCGCTAAAGGATCTCGGCTTTGTTGGCGTATTAATTTACCTGTTAAATCGTTCTCCGCCCATCGGGTCATAACCAAAACAATGGAACCTCCGGGTTGCAATCTTTGTCTCGGTCCAGAAGTATACCATTCATACGCATGTTCCATAGCACTCGGACTTAATGCATCTTGCTCGGAATGGGGGTCATCAATTATTAATAAATCCGCTCCTCGACCCGTAACCGCTCCTCCCACAC